GAAACGCAAACAGAAAATTGGATAAGTCAAGAACAAGTTCAAGAAATATATAATAGTTTAGAAAAGGATATATTGGAAAAGATTGAAGGAAAGAAAAAGATTAATGAAGCAACATATAACGAATTACTAAATTATTTTATTTTAAGCTTGTATGTTTGCATGCCACCACGTCGTAATCTTGATTATCAAAATATGAAGATTGTGAAAAAGTTTAATGAAGACCTTGACAAAAAATATAATTATTTAGAATTAACGACGATGAAGTTTTATTTTAATAATTACAAGACACAAAAGACTTATAAATGTAAAGAAATAGATATTAACGAACAATTACAAAAGGTCATAGGCACATTTTTAAAATTCCATCCACATAAAAAAGAATTGAATAATAAATTTTTAATTGTTAATTATGAAGGTAATGAACCAAAAAGCAGCAATTACATCACAACAGTTTTAAATAAAATATTTCATAAAAAGATTGGATGCAGTATGTTGCGTAATATTTATTTAAGTTCCAAGTATGGAGATGCAATGAAGGACATGAAAGATGATGTGGCAACGATGGGCACTTCGACAAACGTAGCAACTAACCAATATATTAAAGAAGACTCATAAAAATTTGATATAAATTACATAGCTATTAAATCAATCACCATAATGTCTGTGGGTTTGTTTGGATGTCCTTTTTGAACACGTTTTAAAAATTCAATTGTCTCTGTCATTGAATAGTCTAATTGATTCATTTTACAAAACAGAACAGACCAGCGCCCGCAAGTGTTGATGTGGTCATTTAATTTTTGAAATTTATTTTTATTGTATTCAAATTTAAAATCTTTTGGGATTGTTTTAATTAATCGCGTTAAGTGATGCGTTGATTCACCAAGCATTTTTTTGATAGAACTTGAAATAAAATTTAATTCCCCGTCAGGTTTAACGCCATATGAATCCATCCACGAAATCGTGTTATTATATCTCAATAATGCGCACCAATGCCCGCTGTTCCGTTTTGATTCTGTAAGAACAACCGCAAAACATTTATCTGTAGGCAATAAGTCAAGCATATTATTAAATGCGGCTAATTCTGAATACTTATATATAGGTGCATCCATTCCTAACCATTTTTTAATATCTAGGTCAGAAACCATGCGAGCCAACTCTTCTTTATAATAATTAAACTGTTTTTGTTTATTATAATAATTTTCCATAATATTATAATAAATTAGATATTTTTATTATGATATTAATTAAATAATTTAGATTTCTATTTATGCTTAATTAGATTTCTTCCGAATATTATCTAAACTCAGAAAATAGATATTAAAATGAAGATATCTAAGATAATTTAGATTTCTATTAGGTTATTCTTAATATAAATTTTAAAATTTATACATAATTATATATATCAGATATCTAGAATCATTTAGATTTCTTTTAGATTTCTTTTAGATATCTTCATTTATACATCTAATTTATAGAAATCTAAAATATTATAATCTAAAAAATAATTTTAATTTAAGTTTTTTTAAAATATATCATATTATATATATAATATGTCAGAACCTGATAAGCTTTATTATGATGTTTCAATTTCTAATTTAGACACGGAAGATTTTGTGCCTCCTGTGATTAATTTTAATGAAATAAGAAATATTCCCTTCTTAAATGACCCTTCTAAATACTACATGTCTATAATTAGGTTTAGTATTGATACTGGTGCATCTCTTCCGGTTTTCATTCCTGAAATCGTTAATGGAACAACCGACATAAATGAAACCATTTACAAAATAACGATGGTTTATAACAACACCGCGCATTCTCAGACTGTTATGTGGTCGCCTCAGAATAAAATAGCAGCACTGCCGCTTCCACCATCTAGTTGTGCTAATGGTGAAGCAGATTTATCAACCGGATATTATTACTGTTATAACTACCAGTATTTTCTGGACCTTGTAAATAATGCATTTGAAGCTTGTATTGAACAATTTGGTGGAGCCTCTACAAGTATCCCACCAATATTTACATTTGACAGTCAAAACAAAGTATTCATTTTAAATTGCCCCTACCCTTATTATAATTCAAATGAAGCCAATCCAATTAAGATATTTTTAAATCCCCCACTATATCAATTATTTGGTTCTTTGCCTTTTACGATTGAAAAACAAAATTTAACCTTAGGGATTAATAATAAACAAAATATTCAATTGCAGGTCGGAACTTTTGGCGGCGCGAATGTGGTTGAGTTCCCATTAAATCCACCAATAGGAGAGCCTCAATATCAAGTCGTCCAATGCTTTCAAGAATATTCAACGTTATCACAATGGACGCCATGCACAGCCATCGTCTTCACATCTTCAACATTACCTATTGTTTCAAATCAAGTAAGTGCCCCATTAATTTATATTGATGGACAAACACAGACATTCAGTTCTAACAATTCAAACATATGCCCAATTATTACTGATTTAGTAAGCAGCGATGGGCAATATAATCCTAACCTCGTTTATAATCCAACTGCAGAGTATAGGCTGATTGAGTTAATAGGAACAAAGCCATTATATAATCTAGATATTCAAGTTTATTTTAGAGATAGACACTCAAGATTATACCCACTCAGACTGCCAGCGGGCGGGGTGGCTACATTAAAATTCCTTTTCACTAAAAAGAAATAAATTTTAAAAATATTCTAAAAAATAATTTTAAATTAATTTTAAATGTTTAAATTATAATTAATTTTAAAAATTAAAATATAAGATATAATATATATAATGTCCGATTTAAAAACAGTCCTTATAGAAGACGCAAGATTGTCCCAAATTTCTGACGAAATCACATTTGGAGTCTCTAGCGGCGCAAATCAAAGCAGCTATCAACAATTCACCGCGGTGTCGTCTAGTGCGTCCTCTGTTGTGTATAACGTAATCGTTCCATCTGAAGCGGTCGCCATTGACAAAAATATTCAATTACGCCAAACAATCAATTTGACTTTCAGAGTTTCCGGCGTTCCAGCCAGCTCAGTCGCATGGTCTTATGGTATTTTAGACTCGTTCCAAGCTTTCCCTTTCAACAGTTTAATGACTACTTGTAATGCTACTATTAATAATGCCGCTATCTCAACAAACGTTCGCGATGTATTACCTTCGTTAGTTCGTATGTGTGATAGCAGGGATTTACAAAGATACCGTGGATTATGTCCGTGCCTGCCTGATTCAATGTATGCTAATTTATGCGAGACTTATCAATTAGTAAAAGAAGACAACGGTGGTGTTGTAAGTAATTCTGATTATTGGTATCTTCCAAATCCTGACTCACAATTGGGCAACGGGTTATCAGCTGGCTTAGATACTAACTTTGCCCCTCGTGGTGCTTTCCCTCTTGAATATCTAAAGGTTGACCATTATAAAAATGGAGTCCTACAGGCTGGTGGGTCATTGGTTTCTACTGACGAAACCGATTATTGGATAATTGAAGTCTCTACAACTACTACAGAGCCGTTCATGGCTTTATCGCCGTTTACCTCTAACATGTTCTCAACCAACCAAGGCGCGCTTATCGGTATTAATAACATGAATTTCAATATTAATATTGACTCATCCTGCAGTCGTGTATGGAGCACAGGCAATTATTATATTGATTTTAGTAATAACAAAGTTCCATTCATAACAAGCATCACTCTCGGAAATACTCATTCAGGTGGTCTAGCATTTACCAATAACCAACTTTTATTAAATTTCCTTACCTTACAACCTCACCAATACGCACACATTAAATCTAAAAATGTTTTACCATATTATGATACCCCGCGTTATTTAAGCAACTTAAACCAAAACAGCAGTGTTGCAGGTGCTGGCGCCCTATACAATGCAGCGGGGCATCCAGTTGCACTCATTGGAGCAAGTGCTGACATCACCTCAACATCATTGCAGCTCAATATTGTGCCAGATTATTTGGTTATTACTGTGCGAAAACCGATGGCGAACCAAAACATCACAGACCCTAATGGTTTTTTGGTTGTTAATAAAATGAGTCTATCATTCAACAACAGTCAAGGTCTCCTCAGTCAAATGACTCAACAAGACTTGTGGCGCATGAGTGTCCGTAATGGCAGCTCTCAAAGTTGGGAAGAATTCAGTGGCAAGAGAAATATGACACAGGGTGCGATGGGAAGCGTTATTGAAAATAGTAATTACCCTCAAGCTCTACAAGCTGGACAAAATTGGACCACTGGCACATGTGGTTCTCTGATTGTTATTTCACCGAACGATTTGAATCTTCCTGATTTCCTTGCTGGTTCATCACTCGGACAATTCCAAGTATTCTTTCAAATGAACATCACAAATCAATTTTTTGAAGATATTGTTCCTGAAATCTGTGTAATTGCAGTCAATTCTGGAACCTTCACCACAATTCAAGGTCAATCGATTTTCAACACTGGTATTTTAACTAAACAGTCTGTATTAGATGCAAAGCAACAGGCGCCAGTTGATAAATTTGACACTGCAGAATATGCTCGCCTTGTTGGTGGTCATGGCATGGATGAGAAGCCATTAAGTGCTCTTAAGAATCTTGTTCATAGATTCAAGAAAAGACACAGCAAATTAGAAGCTGGACACGCATCAGGCGGCGCAACTAGCGGCGGTCATATGAGTGGCGGGCGCATGGGTAAATATCTTTAAATTAACAGTTTAGTATAATAGTTTATTATTAATTTATTAATAAATAATAAATATTATAAAATATTTTAATATCAAGTATAATATATATAAGAAATGTCTGATAGAATGTTGGAGTATAATAAAATGATTGCTCACAAAATGATGGAAAACGACGAACACTTTGTTAAAACTTTTCCACAGCCTTTAATGTTTGGTGGGAGACGTCTCCGTGAATATATTTTAAGCGGTAGTAATGACATGGACCATGAACCTTCAACTTTATTTGTTAGAGGCGCTCACATGCCAGCTGAATCTGTTGTATCAGGTGCAGGGCGCAGAACTAAAAAAGGCGGTAATTTCTTAAATGATTTTGGTCATGGCTTTGTAAATGGTTTTACAGGTGCCGCAGATGTTGCAACCGGTGCAATCAGTTTAGACCCGCAAAAAATGAAAGAAGGGATGAACACCATTGCAGGAAAAGGTAGAAAGCCGCGCAAAGTTGGGGGCGTCAATCATTTAAAGAAATTTGATAAATGGTATAAAAGCATAGCCGAGAAAATTAAACCTGTAGTCAAACCAATTGCAGAAGCAGCGACAAAAAAAGCAGTTGAAAAGATTGAAGGGGCGGGCAGAAAGAAATTAGTTAAAGGAAGTCCTGAGGCTAAAGCATGGGGTAAAAAGATGAGACTTGCAAAACTCACAAAAAAGAAATAAATCTTAATAAAGTATAAATTTAATATTTAAAAATATTTATATGTATGTATTATTATATATATATGAATAGTAAGGTTAAAACTAATTATTATGACAACCTAAATAATTCAGTAATTAAAGCATCTAAAAAATTGAGTCATACGATGGACGTTAAGATGCCTTATGATGCAACATTTACACCAGCAGAAGAGCCTGAAGATTTTGACGATACTTTTGACGGCATCATTGATTTATATAATAATTTAATTGTCCAATCTCAAGAAATATATCACTATTTAAATGAGAAGGGCTATTATCCAAAATTACAAGGAAGTGGAAGAGGTAGCAAGCCAAAAAAACTTTATAACAGATTTAGATTATTGAATGCAGAGAAAACTCCAAGATTTACAAAATATGTCGTTGATAATGGTGTTGCGCCCTTACGTTCTAGATTATACGGTGGGGCGTTTGGTTATAGTGTATTAACTAACATGAATAAACCTGACTTATTAAAAATTATTCAAAATTATAATGGAACAGTATCACAACAAAATCAAATAGCAGCAACTGGCAAAGAAACCAATAAACAACTTATTGCATTAATTAAAGCCGCGGGCGTTAATTTAAATAACCCTGATATTTATAGACCTAAAGAAAAAACGCCTGCGGCGCCGCCAGCACAACAAGAACAAGCTTTTGAAACTTATGAAGACTCATCACCCGAACCATCAGAATCAGAAAGTGATGAAGATGAACTAAGTGAAAAATCAATTTTTGACGAATCAAGTGGTGCACCAAGTTCTTCAGCTTCTTCAGAAAGTGTTCATGAAACTCCAGTTGAAGATTATAAATTTGAGACCAATCCAATTTTTGGTATTGTCAATAAAATGTTTTTAACTATGAAAAAACTTGTTCGTTATGAAAAATACTTGTTAAAATATTATACTTTTCTTAATTCAGAAAGAGTAAATGAGCTTGCCGATAAATACAAAGAATTATTGAAATTTTATAAGTTAGTATTTTATGAATCAGACAAGAAATTAAATTATAAAGTTAAGCAAGCATTGGACGATTTAAAAGTTGATTACCAAAAAGTTATTAAAGTATTAGGAAATATCCTTAAAGTAAATAATTTTGATATTGATGTAGTGGCGAATCAAGTAGTGCCACCAAATGAAACAGGTGTAGAAAATGAAGAAGTTGATTATGGTTCAGATTCTTCAAATGATTCAGGTTCATCAAATTATAATTCCAATGCTGACATACTTTATCGTAGATGGTACGACAACACATTTGGAAGGGCATCTCGTGAAGCCTCAGAAATAGCCCCTGCTGGTTTTGCTGAATTAGGTCCTCCTGTAGAATATGAAATGAGACAAAACGTAATGCCATTAGAAGATTATGAACAAAGAAAGGGCGAAAAAGAGAAAAGATTCAAAGAAGAAGAAGCGAAGCGAGCTGCAGAGCTATCCGATTTATTTGACTTACCAGCACCGCCAAAACATAAACCGCAATCTAACGAAGAAGAACGGGAACGCGAAGAGCTGAGAAGATTAACAAATAAACATTTGAAATTAAGAGGTAAGGGAATGCATCGCGAAACTCCTAAAAGTCCATTTCATAAACCTTCTATAATTGAAAGAGTCAATAAATGGACTTTCAACGAACGCCCAAACATGACAAAATATTTATTATAATTTTAATATCTAATAATATATAATATATTAAAATGAATGTTTTGACAGAAAAAAAATCATATTCTAAAAGCCTAAAAAAGATTTTTAGTTTAATGAGCATTGAAGGAAAATATACCGTTATAGGTTCAAATGCCTTGAAAAGCATTAAATATGGTTCAGATTATGACCTTGCCGAGAATTTTAAAACGAAGGGTGATGTGTTAGACATGCTCTATGAAACTTTTAAACAAAAATTTATTTACAGCTATAAGAATTCAAATATATTTATTACAGATTTTAAATGTGGAATGGACACAGACGGAGAGCCGTTAAGATGGACGTATAAAGAAGTTATTGATAATGAGCATAAATTGCAAGATGGGCGCACTGTGAAAATGCAAGAATGCTTTTTAACAAAAACAACATTAAAACTGGATGTCGTGGCATTGATTGATGGTGTTTTTAATGAATTTTCTGAAAATTATTATTTGAATATAAATAATGACTCAAATTATTTCTTGCATGACGTTGATAAAGAACATATTTTAAACAGCATTAAGCACGATTTTGATAAATATTATTATGTTCAACATGACTATTTGAAGGGTCTTAAGCGTTGTTTTAGTTATAAAAAATTAGACGACCCTGTGAGATATAAAAATGAATTAATTGACATGATAGACTTTTTTAATTCTGATGTGGGGCGGTTGAATAAAATTAAAAATGAATTAGAAATTATTCTTGATGTGATGGAAAATGAATTTAGAAAGCCTGATAATAAGGATTTAATTTATAATTTAGAACTATGCATTGAAAAATTACCAAATCTATATGACGTTAAATTAATTAACCATATTGATTTAGATAAATATAAAAAGGAATTCAAAAAGATAAACAAGAACACCGAAAAGCATATTAATGATTTGATAATTCAACTACTTTTAATAATAAATAAAGAGACTCTTAAATATATTTCTAAGCATAAAAACGTTTTGTTATTCTAAATAAAAAATATCTAATATTAATTATATATTAATATTAAATGTTAAATCTAGAGCTACAAGGGCAACATATAGCCATTATAAAGTCGCCAAAATATGAGAAATTACTTAACAATCCCGTTGTGTCAATTGGAGACGCAAGACATGGAATGAAGGAAATCAAACTTGAAGCAGATGAAGAGTTTCAAGTAATACCAAACGTAAGAAGTGAAAGAACCATAGGTTATATATGCGGTCAGAGTGGTAGTGGGAAATCGTATTTTTGTAAAGATTATTGTGAGCAATATAAAAGGATTAATCCTAAGAATGATATTTTTTTATTAAGTGCGTTATGTGATGATAAGGGTTCAATTGATAAAGTCAAAGGGCTTAAAAGAATTAAATTGAATGACGATTTTTTAAACGACACAATTGACATAGCTGAATTAAAAGATTCCTTAATTATCTTTGATGATGTGGATTCGTTAAAAGGCTTACAAAAAAAGAAAGTCTGGGAACTGATGAACAACGTTTTGACGATGGGGCGACATCATAACATTTCATGTTTAATTACTTACCACGTTATTACGAACGGCTTAGACACAAAAGTTATTTTAAATGAATCCCACTTTATCGTTTGCTTTCCGTCCACAATGGGGAACGGTGCTATTAAATATTTATTTGATAAATACTTGGGCTTAGACAACAAAGAAATAAAGAAGATTAAAAAGATTAAAACTCGTTGGATATGCGTCATGAAAAGTTATCCCAAAGTAATCATTGCACAAAAAGAAATGTTTATTCCGAGTTTAATGGATTAAAAAACATGTCAAATAAAAATCTTAAAATTTTTTTGATAGAAACATTCTTAATTAAGTTAATACGATATGAATATTATATTCAGAATCTGAATCTGAATCTGAACTTATATCACTTTCTAATGTGTGCTCATCATTATTAGTATCTAATAATAATGAATTCATATAATTAATATGTTTCTTAGATTGATTTAAATGTCTAGCTTTATTTTGTATGTTATATGAACCGCCACAAATACATAAAGTATGTGAATGCCTTTCTCTCCATGCTTTACATTGTTTAGCTGCATAATCTATGCGTTGATCTGGTGTTAAGTATGCTTTATTTCTATTCAATAAATTTAAATGCTCATTCATTATTCGTTGTTCTTCTATATGAACTTCAGTTATATTTTTGCAAGGATACTTTTTAATAATAGAATGTGTGAATGCTTTAAAGCCGCCGTTTTCCCTCATCAGTTTAGCCTTTCTTGAGTTATAGTCAGGCGAGTTTAGATTTTCTACGCTTTGTCTATGTTGGCTCATTCGTGTTTCATAATTAGATGTTGAACCGATATAAACTAAATCAGGGTTCTCTTTATGCTGTATTTTGTAAATTACATTTTTTGAAAAATTAACCATTTATATATACATTGATTTAGAAAAAAATATTTCTAGATTATATTTAATAGAAATCTTGAAAAATCTAAATGTTTTTTATAGTATTATATTTAAAAAATCTTAAATTAAAATTATTCGTTTGAATATTTTTAATTTTTAAAATAATTTTTATTTATATGAATTAATTTTATAAATCTTTATGAATTTTATATTTTATCAAGATTAACCACTTTTTTTCTTTTATTTTTAAGCCCTAAATTTTTAATTAACTCTTTTTTTTCCTCAGGTTCTAAATCATTAACAATATTTCCAACTCTTTTTTTACTCTCTAAATCTATATTAAAATCTTTTATTTTTTTTAATGTTATACAAACCATTCCAAAATTTGTGGTCATTTCTTTAGATACATTTTTTTTATCTTCTTTAAATTGTGATGTTTCAATTATATCTACACTTGTATTATCTATTTTTTTCATATCATTTAAATATAAATTAAAAATTGAAAATTCTCCTATGTCTTTTTGTCTTAAAAATCTATCAGAAATAATCATTGATAAAATTCCGCCATTATTTAATAAATTATAAGCTTTTGACACAAAATGAATATCATATAATCTTTTATCAACTTTTTCATATGTTGGTTCAGGTTCAGGTTGTCCTTTTCTAGCTTTATAAGTAATTTTTTGTAAAACTTGATGTGCAAGGTTAAATGGTGGATTTCCTAAAATATAATCATAATTATATTTATTATTATAAATCCAAAAATCTCCATTATACCATTTTACATTATCAATTTCGTCATACATATTTTTACCAATTTGATAAAATGCATTATTAAATTCATTACAATCAATCATAAAATTGAATCTATTATCAAGTTTCAGTAATTGTTCTATAAAATTACCAATACCCGCAGTAGGTTCTAAGATTTTTAAATTTTTCCTTGTATCTGATGCGATACCACTTTTATCAATTACAATATCAATTTCTGATATTGGTGTAAAATTTGCTTGAAATTGTGTAATATCTTGTTTTGATATATTAAATAAAGTTAAAAATTCAGATAATGATGCTTTTTTATTAATTAATTTTTTAATATCATTAGTTTTATCTCCATATTTATTTTCACTTGCCTTTTCTTCTAAATTTGGATTTCTATTTGATTTATATCTTGTATCTTGATTAAATCTTACTATTCTACTATCAATATCTTTAATTTTTTTATTATAAAATTCTTTATACATTGATTTTTTAAGTTTTATAGATTCTTTAATATTTGGTGCGTGTCCTTTTTCTTGGGCTATTTTTTCTAGTTCTAAATTAAACTCTTTAATAAAATCATTATTTTCATTATTATTTACATCTTCAAATCTTGGTAATCCTAGAAGTCTTTCTTCAAAAATATTGATTTCTTCTTGCTTTATAAACATTCTATTATATAAATCAATATCACGACTATGATAATTATTTGCTATTGGTCCTAATTCTTTTGTTTCAATACCTTCTTTATCTTTTGTTTTTATAAAGACAAAATTTTTAATATCAAAATTCATTATTTGATTTGCAGTTTTAAACCAATCTTTAGTTTCTTTTTCATTTTGAACGGCTACTAAAAAATATATATTGATAATTGCTTTATTTTGTTTTTCGTGTGAGTTTAGACGAATACCACGAGCCATAATTTGTTCCATAATTGCATAATTCCAATATGGTTGAAATATGATAATATTATTAGTTTCTTTAAAACTGATACCTTCTTTAATTGATAAAGTAAATATAATAAGTTTTATTTCATTATCATTATATTGTTTAACTACATCCATTTTCTCACCTTGAGTTAATTGTCCAGAAATAAAACCATATTTTATACCTTCTTTATCTAATGCTTTTAATAATGGATTTATCGACTTTCCTAAAAATTGACTATAAATTAATGTTTTTTCATTTTTATGATTATTTAAAAATTCAATAATATATTCGACTTTTTGTTTAATTGCTTGATTTCTACTTATCATAAAATATGGTTCTTTCATTAAATTTCCTTTTTTGCTTTCCACCATAACATCAAATTCTAATTCAGGGTCTTGAATTGGAACAAACTCAAAATTTTTACTAGGCATCGTTGAAACTTTTGGAACTCTATAATATGATATTAAACCTTCATAATAAATTTTAAATTCTATATCTGAATTAATCATTGATTCATATTTCGTATAATCAATATTTAATAATGGTTGTTTTTTATATCCAATCGACATTAAAGTTTCAATATCTTTACTTGAATTTACAAATAATGTTCCAGTCATAAAAATAGTTCTTAAAAATTCAGAAGACGATTCTATTAATTTTTCACTTAATTTATTACCAACTAAAGAATAATTACCAGTTCTTTTATATTTTCTTGCACTTACTTTTTCACTTATTTCTGATGATATAAGGTTTCTTAAATTATGTGCTTCATCTATAATTAATAATGAATTACTTTTAAAATCAAAATTAGATTTAAGTAATTGTTGATATGATACAAAATAATAAATATAATCTCCATTTGCATCTTTTCTATTTGCTTGAATTCCTCTATCATAACATTCTTTTATTGTTCCTAAAACTAATGAGGCGGGGGTTAAAAAATATATATGAGCATTTTGATTAATTTCTTGAAATTGTTCCGCACAATTAACGGCTATCATAGTTTTTCCACTTCCTACTCCATAATATAATATAACTAATTCTTGTGCAGATACACTCCAATCTTCAATGAATTTTTTTTGATAATCTCTATAATAATTTTTATTTTTTTTAATGTTTTTATCAAATGATGTTTGAAAAGGGTTATATTCATAATATTCAGGATGTTGTTCTAAAATTTTACCATCTTGAGTTTTATTAAATTTATGAAAATTAATTATATCATATAATTCTATATCTTTTGTCATATAATGTCTTTTTGATACTGGTCCTTCATTTTCTAATGCGTTTATTAATTTAGTTTTCTCTTCGTTTGATTTTTTTAAATCTTCTTCACGTTGAAATAATACTTTTTTAAGTTCGTCCTTTGTCATATTTTCATAACTTTCATGCAATAATTTTTGATTATCTTGAATATCACTATTTTCCATGTGTAAAGCTTGTGTGAAATCTTCTAATTTATTTTTTATAGTCTGTTTATGGCGCCCTTGACCAATCATTTTATCAGGTTCAATCCTGTTCAATATGTCTGACGAATGTTCTGTTAATGGGTTATTCGTTTTCGCTTCAATAGTAATATCTTTTTGTTTGCGTTTGCGTTTTGTTGATGGATACAGAACGCCCCGTATATAATCCGCGGGGACTTGTAAAGCGCTTACAACGTCATTTTTACTTCTAACATTATATTCGTTGTCTTTTGCTGCTTCTCCTTTGCTCGCCGGATTCACATTTATCACTTCGCCAGTTTTGCCCTCCTCATTTAAATTTCTTGTGATAATTGCTCCTTGTGAGTGCCCAATGTTGCTATCCACTTTACCATATTTCTTTATTGCTTTATCTTGGGCTTCTTGCGCTCTTTTGTAGCGCCCTGTTTTCTTATATAATTTATTACTAACGGCATAAGCTGCATTATTTAGCCAGTCGCTCGCCTCTTTCGTTCCACGATTCACAGCCACCGTTTTGTTTGTTTTGGGGTCGTGGTATATTTTTACTTCTTTATTGGATAATTCTTTATCAAGAACATAATCACCAACATTTTCAGATGCGCTGTCCTTGTAAGATTCATTAATAAATTTATTTACTTGTTCGGCGCTTACCTTGCCACCTTTCTCTTGCTCCTTGTATGCTATCACGAGCTCAACCCCTGAATCACCTAATTTTTTATTATGATAGACGTCATAACCATCAGTTTTTAATTTCTTGGGTGAGACCTGTCTAAACCATAGAAAGTTCTCAGTCTTATAAATCATTTTATTTTTAAAATTGTGCTCTTTTAACCATTTAACCGCATCAGCTTCAGTCCATTTCTCGCTGTTGAACATAATGGATTGAACAATATACATTTATATATTAAAATCTAGATATTTTTTAATTTATATTTTTGAAAGTGAAAAAAATGAGTCTTAGAAGTGTAGGGTGTGAAGGGTTGTGTAGGGTATCCCCCCCCCCCCTAACTTAAAAATATTTTTTTTCAGAAAATTATTTTTTTTGGACACCCCCCCCCCCTAAACCCTTCACTCTATGCACACCCTTCACTTTTGATAAATTAATTGTCTTATTCATAATTAGATAATATATTTAATGTTTATCTCTTATGATTTACATCAATAAAAATAAGCATAAAATAATTATCACTTTGACTGCTTCAATATTTCAAAAGTGTAGGGTTTGGTGTATAGTTTTTTAAACCCTACACTTTTAAAAAAATAAATCGATATATTATAATTAATAAAATTATAATATATAATATGATGCATCGTCATCTATGCATCCAAGACATTCTCAAATCCGTCGTCGGTATCATTGGTGTTATCTTCAAATGTTGGTTCTTCATTAGGTTGTAAAGCATTAATAAATTTGTAATAATCTTTATCAAAATCAAACAATATTTTGTTAAATTGAGTGCTGTTAATTTTAGAAAAATCAAATATAACCCCTTTGTTGGTTTTCTTCTTTTGCTTTTCAAATATATTAGACATGTAGGTCCCAAAGTTGGTTATGTTGTAATTAACTGTAATATAATTTTTCTTTGCATATTCCGAGCTCAAAGTGTGAAATTCTGATGATGTAAATTTTTTATAAATAATATCTTTATAATTCTTATACAACATTTGAACATATGCCGGCTTGCTTTCATATTCTAAAAGTTTTTTGTATTCAGTTTTAGGTGGTTCTTTTATTCCTATTTTGTATGTAATATTGAACGTTTTGAAATACATGTATAATTTATTAAGTTGCATTGGGTCATTTAATTCTTGGCATAATTCTAAATATAGGCTCTCATTTAATTTTGATTCTATGCAATTTATCATGTATAACCGGCGGTCGTCTTCTTCAACTCTAAAGGCATTCATATTATTTGTTGAGAATATGTAGTTAGAATAATCATTTACCATAATGCAATCTTTGCCCTTCTTTTCTAAAACCTGACTTTGTCGTGTGATTACTTCTTTTAATTTGTCTGAATAATATTTTGCTTTCGCGCATATCTCATCGCCATAAATAATAAATTTATTCGTTAAATGTGCATTAAAATTTTTGGTAATGTTTTCAATACTTTCTAATTTACCGACATAACAATCACCAAATAATTTTTTAATGCCCTCAATCACTTGACCTTTTCCAACTCCTTTCGTATTTGAAAATAAGACTATCGCACTGTTCGTCTTTTTATCTGGGTTTTGAATTATAAATGATAACCAATTTACAAAGTAATTATAAATATCATTATCAACACAAACCCGTTTTAATAATTTCAAATATGCTGATTCACTTTCTTGAATGGGTTCAACATTTAAATCAAAATTAAAACCTTTGAATAAGTTGTAATCATTTTTATTAACTGTTTGTGATGGATTGAAAACAATACTATTAAATTTCCGTTTGTTGCCATCATCTCGCCATAATTCAACAAAATCTTTGTCATTAACTTTCTTGAATTCACCTTTTGCCCATTCTGATAATTCGTTATGATTCATAAATTGAAAGTTATCAGTATTATTGATGTCCTCAACCACATAATAGGATGGATTATCTAGTTTAAAAACACGCTTCTCAAACCTTAACTTTTCTTGTTGATAAACATCATTCTTAAAAGACTCTTCTATTTCAATCTGTTTATCAACTTCTTTCGTGCTATATAATTTTAACCATTTTTTATAAATTGATGGTTCGTCTTCTTTTAGCCATATTTGGGCTGTTGAAATTGTTAAAGGTTTATTATTATGTTCATTTAACTTTAGTTTATTCCACCAATTAAATGTTTCAGCAGTTCCGTTTTTTGTTGGGTATTTTGGGCATCGTTTAGAAAAAGAATTAAAGATGTCAAAATAGTCATTATTAATTCCTTTTAAGATAATAGCGCAGTTTAGCCATTTATTATAATCACTTCCACGCTCTAAACTTATATTTTCAAAAATCATTTTAACTGATGCTTCACAACACCGTTTATCATTGATATTTTTATTATTAGTTTCAACAACCACATGTTTAATAATTTCCTTTTCAACAACAATTTTTAAAGGGGTCGCCTTTTCTTTACAATATTGACTCTTTCTAATTGAAAAATATTTAATAATTTCTTTTTCGTCAAAATCAGTGTCATAAAATTCAAGCTCATCATTTTCATATTGGATAACCTTCGTCAATTTATATGGGCTCGCATTTGGTTTGGTGGAACCATACAGAAACCATCCATTAGATTTTATAACTGCCTTATCAATAACTTTTTCAATATCATATTCAGAAAATAAATCATTTTGTTTGCATAGTTCAATGACCTCTTCCCGTATCTTAAATTTAGTGTCAAAATCTAAAATTAATTCAGGAATAACAATGTGAAAGCCGTCTTTAATGCAGGTTTCTTTTTTAGTTGGCTTTGGTTTTTCAAATACTCCAATCTTATATTCACGTGCATCAACATATTTCTTAATTATTTGTGAATACAAACCAATCAAATCATTGATGTCTTCGTTGGTGTAAAGTCTTGTAGGTGTTAAAACATCGCCTTCCATATCAATATCAATTACTAACGGACCGTATTCTTTCGGGCGCTCCAATATTGCGAGATTGGTGCAGCCGTTTTCAATACATTTGATATATAACTTTAAAAATTCTTTTTCGTTTGTGATTTTAAATTTTCCGTTAAATGTGCCATATGACAGATGTGTCGCCACATCTGTGTCGTTGTTGATTCTGTGTTCGTTAAGGTATGCTTGTAAGCTTTCTAAAGACTTTGTGTTTTTAATACTCATATATTACACTATAGATAATAATTCTTTAAATCAATTTTTTAATACTATTTTTTAAAACTAAATTTCTTAAAATAAATATTTCTAGAGTATTTTTTTAAGACTGAAAATTTCTAAACTATTTTTATTATTATTTTGGGATAATAATAAATAAAGTATGGTTATTATTGCTTACTTAATAAATATTGCCTTTTAGCCTCTTCTAGCTTTGGCTTTCTAACTTTATAATAATTTTCAAGCGCTTTCTTTTTAAATTCTTCATATTTCTCGGGGTTGGTTTCCTTAATCTTTTTATAATGCCTTTTATTCTTTTCCCGCATTTTCTCAGGATGTCTTTTCTGGTAATCGCTAACATATTTTAATGACTTCAAATATAAATTATCATTAAGATTTGGAGATGTTGTCTCAGAATTTTCCATATTATAATAATAATATAAATTAATTTTTAAATACTTTTTTAAATAATTTTTATACTTTTTATTATGTGGTGGGTTTAAAGTCCCGCGTTTCCATCATAATTTTTAACAAATAAAAAATACGAAATCCTTGAATAATTAATATCTAAGCATTATTAAATGGAATCAAAACAAACGAAGAATACACAACTGGCAAAACCAAAAAGAAAATATATTAAGAAAATTAAGCCTGCAGAGGAAATTAAGAAAGCTGATACAAATAAAAAGATTATTGTTAAATTTACATTTTGATTATATTTTTTTATATAATCTATTGTATATATGGATACATCTTTAAAGATTTACTTACTAAATCAACATTCAGATATTTTAAAAGCGAGAAGGCTAGCAAAAAAATTATATAATCAAGATATACAAATATCAACTCATAAAAATAAAAAGTTTATGATATTGGACCCTTCAACGAATAAATACGTTCATTTTGGAGATGTTAGATATTCTGATTTCCTTCAACATAGGAATTTAAACCGTCGTGAATCCTATTTAAGCCGCTCGGAAAAAATTAAAGGTAATTGGCAAAATAATGAATACTCACCTAATAATTTAGCCCGTAATATTTTATGGGATGCTCAAAATATTTTAATTTAAATCAATCAGTTTATCCTTTATTCCTAGTCCATTTACATTTGATTCATTAAAATATGTTTCATATTGGTTGATAACATCATTTAAAAATATTTTAGGTTCTTCTGTTCTGTGTTCCTTATCTAATTTCAACATATTATTTATTTTTAATGATAAGTTATAAAATTCTTTATAACTTTTGGCTTCTTCATCTGATTTCTTATTTATTTGTAGATACAATTCAATACTTGCAATAGTTGAAATAGATAAACTTATAAAACAGTTAATAACTGAAACAATATCTTGATTGATATATTGATTTAATGAAACCGATAAAACGGAATTAATCCCACTTAATATAATAACAGGCAACTTATACCATTTTAAACGCCTATTATATCGTAGATGTTCATTTTTATGATGCTCACTCATCAGACTAGAATTAAACAAAATATTTTTTAATAATATTTCAAAATCATCACTCCATTCATTTAAAGACGAAGTATTTTCAAATGCATTAATTGGATTTTCTACATCACTCATTTTTTTATATTAATATAATATGTAATATAAAAAAATAATCAAAAATTTTAGGCAATTCTAGTCATTCCAATTGAATCATACTCCATTGTAAGTGTTCCACCTACTAAAGCGGTTGAAATATTTGTTTTAAAATAAACGTTGAAGTAAGGATTGGCTGATGTAATCACAACAGGAAACGAAGGACTAAAATAATAGGATAAATTGGCTGCACCAGTTGGACC